TGGCATCAGACTGCTGCACGAAATAGCCTGGAACAGGCGAAGGATCAACTAATGTAGCGGTACCGGCAAGGCCTATAGATACACCGGGTCCCTTCTGTGTCCAAGGCAGAGCAGAAGTAAAGTAATCATGACGCTTACCGCGAGGAGGACAGGCAAGGCCAGGAACAATACTGATACCTGACGTGAAAACCCAAGAAGGCTGTTCAGAAGCTCGGGCAGAGTTCAATACTTCGTTAGTATCGCCTTTCTGAATCTTGACAGATTTCTGGAGGTTTTCGTCTCTAAACCATTCATTCCAAATAAGGTAAACACCACGAAATGGAAGAGCGCTAATACCAGATAAATTACCAGACGTATTCACGGGCAAGCCGAAATAGTCCCATAGAGAGCCTACATAAGCATTATCAGAGTTACCAGTAGCAGTAACAGTAGGGATGACATAATCAGTACTATCATCAGGGTCTTCCTGTTCAAAACAGAAATTCTGCCAGTGTTCCCAAACGAGGCGGTTTGGTACAAAAAAGAAAAACCAGTCCAGATAAATATTATCCATGATAGGCTTAACAGGAGTAGCCAAACGAGCGAAGTAATTAACAGACATACGTGTAGTATCGCCAGGCAAAACCTCATCAATAAATACAGGTATAAGCCTGCCTGAATTAAAAGTTGTCTTATAAACATGAGAACGGTCGAACTTAGTCCTTTTCATGTACATTGCAGGAGCATCGCTGAAGCGATGTCCTCGAACTCTTATTTTTTTTCGGGCCAAAATTTCACCTTCTTCGAAGTGTAAACCTAATAATTAACCTAAAGCAAATTATTATTAGGTTTTAGATTATTTTTGCGTCACCTACGCCAGTTACATCAAGTAAGTAACTGGCTTCGGTGACGCCTATTTTTGTGTTTCTTCATTATTTTGTTCTGAAGTGTTACTTTTTTCTTGTGTTTGTTTACTACTTACGGACTGTTGTGGTTCATCAAAGGTAGATTTGCTACCATACAAACCTTGTTGTTGGAGATATTCGAGCGTTGCAGGATCATTCAAACGGTCGATGAAATTAATAGGATCGTGACCGAATTTTGCTCGAACATAAGCGGGTAAACTGTAGAATTCTTCACGAACTCCGGACACAAGCTCAAGCGCTGTACTGTAGTCGCCGGGAAGCGTTGCATCTCCGAACTGCAGGTAAGCGTACTGCGAACTATCGCCGAGATCAAGAGTCATAATACCTTTCTGACCGTCTGCATACTTATTTACGATGTAGTTGATATCAGTTTCATCTTTCTCGTCCTGAACAGTAAGAGAGGGCATGGTAAATTCAATACCACAATGATCATGTTCTTCTACGGGATCATAAGCTGTCTTAAATTTCATACTTTCACCTCCTTTCACGGGCGCCTAGACGCGGCGGGCGTGGCGTACAAAAAAAGGACGATCTCAGTGAGATCGTCCTTTTTCTGATACGCTCTTTATTAGGTTATCATTTAGTAGAATCACTGTCAATAGTCTGCAAATATTCTATGGCGCGACCAACCATGACAGGAATACGGGACTCGTCACAATTCTCAATGTAATAGCGACCGTCGCTGTCACCGAGATTGCCAACATAATACAAAGTAAAATCTTCAGGATACTTTTTAATAAGCATTTTATCATCGTTAACTATACCTTCAAAAGCTCGCAGAGCAAGCATATCATTGTGGTAAACCTGTGGAGGACTGAACTGTTCAGCCTTAGAATCATAAATGGAATAAAGTCTCAGCGGAATCATCTCCTTTTCTAAACGCAATTAGATACCTACGAATCATAAGATAAATCGTACATGATACAACAAAATAATCCTTATCAAGACGAATAACCCTAAAACCATCAGGCTTTAGACGGTAAGCAGCATATTTACTACCACGAAAGAGAAAGTTAAAGGGAATATCACGCTCTCGAAGAAAATTTTTAACAGCTTCAAATTCACTAATAAACATCACCTCATTTCTGACTTAATGATAACACAGTCACAATACCTTGTCAAGTTTTCTGCCAAGAAAATGTTTATACTTACCTTCCTGAACACGGCACCGATCAACCAAACGCTCAAAAGTATTGTTCTCCAGATTATGAAGCATCTTCTCAATACGGTTATTACGAATAAACTCCATCCAGTGAGGATGCGTTTCATCAAATTTCTTATCATAATAACGAGGAGGACGCATCTTCTTACCGTTAATAACAACATAATCATTGGCATAGCATTCTTCGCCATGATCTTCGAGCCATTTTGCACCTATGCCAGGACGATTAGAAGCAACCATGAATTCAGGAATGCGACCTTTATAGTGAGAAGGAGCGTCTTTACCTGTCTGTTTTTTAACTATATAGCGAGCGACATAGGCAGCAGAATCAAAGCTAAACTCACCAATAAGATGCATACCGTATTTCCATACTTTGGCAAAACGAGAAGAAGTATAAGTGTTATAACCGTCTGTACGGAAGCGAAAAATTTTGTCATCAAAATCAATATTAAACAAGATGTAATGATAATGGGGACGACCATGAAGCTCACCATATTCACCACAGCCAAGAAAGCGAATACCACTGCCATACTCACGACGAAGATTTTTCATGAAAGTCTGATGAAATTTCTTGCTTAAGCTTTTATCACGTGGCAAATGATAATCGTCAAAAGTGCAAGTAACGAAATAAGCAGAAGACGAAGAACGGGCTTCGTGGACAGCACGGACAGCCCACTGTCTACTATTTTCGAGACGACAACCGATGCATTGTTTACAAGAACAACGAATGAAACAGCTATCGCCAGCAAGCTCAGGGTGAGAGGCAAGGCTACCGTAAAAACTATAATGTTGTTTTCCATTTTTAGTAATCGCTCCTTCGACTGGGTACATAAGAATAGGATTATAACAAACCATATTAATCACCTGTACCGATTGTATCAGGATTAAGTCAGAATGTCAAATCCTAAATCCACCTCGTCCTACTCTTTTGAAATTTCTACGACGAGATCTGGAGGTACGCCGAAAAAGACGGCGAGAACCTCGTTTAGATAAACGGCGTCGTCTCATTTAGCATCCCTCCAAGAACCGAAAAAACGGCTAGTTTTTTTAGAATCATTCTTATTAGCAACTGGCTCAACAAGTTGCACAACATCGGATTGAAAGTCCGAGGCAACCTTTTTAGCAGTAACAGTATTCAAAGAAGCTTTACCTTTCAGAGCTTCAATCAGATCAACAACTTCCTGAATAAAGGGAACAACAACAGAAACAATAAAAGTCAGAATCATAGTAGTTTTATTAGACATAAAAGTTATCTCCTTCCAAAGTAACGACCTCCGAGGAAGCCTATAACATTTTTGACAGTAGAACCAACACCACTAGCGACAGATCTAGGAGCACCTGTAAGGCTTTCGATATTCTTATAGAAATCACGTTCCATACCTGCCATTTCAGTTTGAATATTATCAAAAGCGGCGGCAGAATTAGCACGATTAGCAGAAGCAATGTTGTTTAAAACACCAGAGCTAAGGTAAGAACCCTGAAGACGAAGGTTTTCAAGCTCCAAATTCATCTTTTCAAGCTCATAACCAAGACGTTTTTCATAAGTCTGCTCACGAAGATTCAAATCATTTGCAAGAATACCATTCTGAAGAACTGTACCATGGGTGCTCTGACGCACAGAATCGGCTTCTGCGACGTTTTTATCAATTTGAGATATTGCAAGATGCTCGGCGTTCTTAGCCTGCCTTTCAGCGGCACTAGCAGCTTTAGCAGAATTCATAGTAGAACCTATATCGCTCATGCCTACAGAAGCGGCTGAAGCTCCAGATATAGAACCGCCTATACCATTAGTTGCGGCAAGAATAGGATTAAGACCAGCCTTACGCATATCTTCTACAGCCCATTGATAACGATGTTTATAATTTTCAACGTTCCACTCGTTAGCTTGTGCTGCATTAGCAGAATTGTAATGATTCTGAACTACAGATCCAAGAACAGAACCAGCAACGCTGCCTAAAGTATTAGAAAGCCATGACATAAAACCAACTCCTTCTAGAAGTGATCAACAAGGCCGGGCGTACCGAACATAGGCATAGGACGCACAGTAGTGTAACGGAAACCTATGTCAAGCAAGAACTCAGGCTCACTGGGAACAGCGATAATGCGCTCAATAGGTGGATTTTCCGTAATGAATTCCTCATTTAGAGTAGGAGCATTACTGAAGAACTGAGATAAGTGCCATACGTCAAGATTACCACCAGTTACAGAGCTACGGAACTTGCCTGTAATCTGCGAAGGTTTATAGCGATATTCGGCATAACGTTCCTGATAGCCAAAAACAGTAGTATCAGCTTCAGAACCTTGAGCATAGATCTCACGAAGTTCAATGGCCTGTTCGCCAAGATGCGCAAATGTAGGCCAATAGAAATCGTAAACCGTAGAACGAAGCCACATCTTATTGACGCCCTGCTGATAGGTAAGGTCGGCGCGGGCACATACGAAGCCTATGATATAACCGTGTTCAACGAAAGATTTAGTGAAACCATGGAACTTAGCTGCTGTAACGCCGTAGGCAGAAAGATTGCCTTGAGGAGAGGTGCTGTCGGTTGCAGAAGTCTGAGCTATTGGATTGACGTTAACCATTTTAGTGAAAGCGCCGAGGAACTCAGGGCGCTGAAGACGAGCATCCGGAGAAACTACGCCAAAGAAAGAGCGAAGCACTTCTGTATACCGACTACCACCACGAGCAAGGCGCTCGTAGAACTTTTGCATTTGAAAGGCAGTACGAAGACTGTTGATGGTAAATATACTTGAACTATCAAGATCAGCATAAGCAGATTTAGAAAGCCATGAAGAACCAGCAAGAGCTGAAGCAGTAGATGATCCTGATCCATTTACAGAATGACCAACTATAGAAGTGGAATAACCACCACCTCGATAACTCAAAGAACCATTACCAGTGAAGACGTCATGAACACCACCATCTTTGGAAAGTTGAGCAGCGCCAAGATTGGCATCAGACTGCTGCACGAAATAGCCTGGAACAGGCGAAGGATCAACTAATGT